AGCAGATGGCAGAGCGGGGGCAGAAATATAAAGAAGAACAGGCTCAAAAAGCTGCAGCATCAGGGCAGAGCCAAACCGCAGAAACGTCTAAGGCGTTGGGGAAGGGGAACAATCCGGATGACACAACGGACGGAGAAGAGTAGAAAAGAGCCGCTTATTGAAAGTTGGCACGAGCCAAAACTTGCTGAAATTCATTGCTGGAATTGCGATAAACTACTTGCAAGGCTTCCCAAAGGTTCCCCATACCAGATCAAATGCCCTAGGTGTAAAGTACTGAACGAAAGGGGAAAAGCTAATGGAAAATAAAAATGTTCCAGCTTCTTGCGGATGCAGTACTGGGCCGCTTGCCACATTGACAATCGCCTTTATCGTTTTGAAGCTCTGCCATGTGATTGCGTGGCCGTGGGTTTGGATATTGGCTCCAATATGGATTCCCTTAGCAATTATTTTTGTCGTTTGTCTGATTGCGGTAGTTGCTTCCCGATGAAGAAAAAATTAGAGCGCCTTTTGAGCGCCGGTATTTCGAAGAAATTCGGATTGCTGGCGCTTTTTCTTTTCTGTTCAACAGAACAGGACAGGAGCCATTAGCGGTATTGGCCTAATATTACCGCCACCACCAAAGCAAAATACCCCCAACGATTTACTCCTTTTCGTATGCCTTAATTTGCGCCGTGGGGAATTTCAGAGGCAGCGGCGCACATATGGGGATGCAACAGTTTCGGCGGAATCGAAATCCGATGCGAACGATTCCGCACACGAGGGCGGCACTCGTCATCTCCACCAATATGCGGTAGACGTGCCGCCGTGGTATCCGATTACCCGCTTGAACCCGAACAGACCTCCTTTTGAGGCGCGTTACAACAAAGTCGGATTGATGGCAAACCACGTTCCCGGTGAGGCCGACAAACCGGATCTATTGCGGATTAGAGAAGTGGTCTATCTCGCATGGCTCATACCCATGAAAACGTTGGTTCAAATCCAACATCCGCAACCACAGGCAAGTTTAAGGGCTTCTGCCGATAAAATGACTGGCATAGCGTCCGGTAAAACCCTTCTTTATTGAAAAAATACGGGGGCGAAAACTTGATAAATGACTTTGTTATGGTGAAGCACAAACTCCCGTGGGATTTTCCGTACATCCATCTTTACCCGATAGCCGATGCACACATAGGGTCTGCTGAATTCGACGAAAAGCTATTTAAGTTGTGGGTCCAAACCGTTCAGGGCGACCCTTATGGGTATGCGGTTATTGCAGGCGACATGCTGAACAACGGGATTAAGACTAGCAAAACGAATGTATATGAAGAGCAGATGCGCCCCGCACAACAAAAGGAATATCTCCATGAATCTCTAAAACCAATTAAAGAAAAAATCCTTGGAGCCTGCGGTGGGAACCATTGCTACCGCAACATTTGCGAAGTGGATGATGACCCACTTTATGATGTGTTTTGCAGACTTGGAATTGAAGATAGATACAGGCAAAACGCCTGCTTCTTAAAGATCAGCCTTGGAAGGGCTAAAAAGGATCGACAGGTTTCTTATTGCGTGGTTCTCGTCCATGGAAAGTCAAGAAATAAGCTAATCAAATGGGAATATTCCGTGGACGGCGCAGATGTCATAATTTCCGGTCATACTCACACTCCAGAGGAAACACCCCCTTGCAAAATTCGTGTAGATATGCACAACGAGGCAGTCTCTACTACAGAATTTACAAGTGTTGTATGTAGCAGCTTTCAAGACTACGGCGGATACGCATTGCGTGGGCTTATGCTTCCGAATGCAAGCAAGAGATTCCAAATTCTAACGTTGGATGGTACTGCCAAACACGTTGGATATGAAAATAAATAATTTGAGAAGTCTGGCGGATAAATACCGTCCACTTCTCTCTTAAATGGGGGAAGAAAAGTGAAAGAAATCTGGAAAGACGTAGCCGGATTTGAAGGGCTATATAAAATCAGTAACTTTGGAAATGCAAAAAGTTTGGATATGATGGTTTTATGCTCCGGAGGGAATCGGAGAAAAGTAAACGGAAAAATTCTTAATAAAAGAATCAATCACAAAACCGGTTATGTCCAGTATGTGCTATGCCACGACGGAAAAAAATACTGGAAATATGCTCACAGGTTAGTAGCCGAAGCGTTTATACCAAACCCAAATCATTACGCAGAAATAAATCACAAAGACGAAAACAAATCCAACAATTATTTCGAAAACCTTGAATGGTGTTCGCATTCTTATAATAACAGCTATGGCACAAAGATCGAACGCTGTAGACAACATACAGATGCCAAAGCAAGAGCACAAAAAATTGATTATAAAGCACTGGTTCAAAAAATTGACTACAACGCAATTGCTGAATATAGCAGAAAGCCAGTTGTTCAATTAAGCCTTGATGGTAAAAAAATAAGCGTATTTAAATCGCAGAGAGAAGCGTCAAGAAAAACCGGTACAAATGTTTGCAGAATTTCTCAATGTTGTTTGGGAAACGCAACACAATCCAATGGCTTTAGATGGGAATTTTTAAAACAACCAGCCTAATACCCGAAAGGGTTTAGAATATTGAAATTTTATTACACGACGGGCTAATGCAAGTAAGACCTACGGGGACGAAAGCAAAAGAACGGCGCGGAATACGGAGGAATCCAGAATGAAAAGGTTTAAAACAATTCGGCAATATGCAAGGTGCTTTGCCGGTGAAAATGGCGGCGGCTCTGCCGCTGGTACAGCTTCTCAGGCAACTGCCGGAGCAGGCTCTGCGGCTTCTACAAGCGCCGGAAATGGCGCTCAAACAGCAAATTCACAGACTAATGCACCGACTGCGCAGACGCAGACAGATACAGAGCCTTTCAAGTCTTTTGCCACGCAGGCCGACTTTGACCGTGAAATTCAACAGGCTTTGAAGTCTCGTGAGGAATCCATGAAGGCAAAACTCACGCCAGAAATCAAAGCACAGGTTGAGAAGGAATCCAAAATGACGGCAGAGCAAAAGGTGCAGGCACAGCTTGATGAATTGAACAGCCAGAAAGCCGATCTTGCAAAAGCAAAATGTCGCCTCAAAGCCGAGTCACTACTGGTAAGCAAGGGCGTTGCTGACGACGTAGCACGCTCCACAATGCTTGACAGCGTAGTTACGGAGGACGAAACAGAAACTTTGAAGCGTACTCAAACCCTTGTAGATGCTATTGACAAGGCCACCAACGAAAAAATTAAAGAAGCCATGAAAAAGGTTAAAAAGCCTGATTCTGATAACGACCCGGGCGATAATGGTACGAGTGCTGCCGTAAAGCTCGCAAAAGGCTTTGCAAAGCGCCGTGCAGCCGAGTCAAAAGCCTCCAACGACATTCTGAAACAGTTTATCGACAAAAACTAACGGAGGGAATAAACAATGAAATTCACTAAAACTGGCACATACGGCGGGACTACGGAAATTCTTGCCAACGATCATTACGTAGCCGTCCCAAAGGCGCTCGACTTTACAGGCAATACTGATGGCGTTTTCAAGGCAGGCACTCCGATTGGAGCTGACGGCAAAGCCGCAGTAACCACAAGCGACGTTTCGAATGCAGTCGGCATCCTGCTTTCGGACGTTACAGCTGACAACCCGAATGGCACTATCATCATTCACGGATTCATTGACACAGCAAAAGCGCAGGCTCATTCCGGTGTTACGGTTGACGCGGCTGCAAAATCCGCGCTCCCAATGGTTCTCTTTTGCTGATTGACAGGAGGAAATAATTATGAATTTAACTGAACTTTTTTCGCCGGAAGCTGTTTCTGCGGCATTTATCGAAGATCCCAGCAATAAACAGCCTTTCCTTGGCGCAGGGCTTTTCCCTGAACGGAAGAAAGCAGGGCTTGATCTTTCATGGATTAAAGGCACGCGCGGGCTTCCGATTTCCTTGAAACCTTCTAACTTTGATGCAAAAGCCACCTTCCGCGACAGGATTGGTGTTTCAAAGATTGAAACCGAAATGCCGTTCTTCCGTGAAGGTTATCACATCAACGAAAAAGACCGGCAGGAAATTCTCAAAGCGCAGGATTCCAACAGCCCATTCGTGCAGGCGGTTCTTGACAACATCTATCACGACATTGACGATCTTGTCGCAGGCGCATACGTTGTCCCAGAACGCATGAGAATGCAGCTTCTGGCTCCTGATTCCGGAAATGCCGGTATCCACATTTCCGCAAACGGCGTCGATTATACCTATAATTATGACCCTGACGGCAGCTGGAAAGCCTCAAACTATGTGCCGATTACGGATTCCGCTAAACTGTGGAATGTGGCAGCTACAGCAACACCCATTACCGACATTGAAGCCGTGCAGGATGCCATTGAAAACGCCACAGGCTCACGTCCCAACACTGCGATTATGAGCCGCGCAACATTCAATATGCTTATGGCTTCAAAGCAGGTTCATGACGCTATCCTTGCACAAAACCCGGCGGCTAACATCTTCATTACACCGAGCATTGTAAAGCAGGCGTTCTCGCAGATCCTTGGCGTGAGCATCATTGTTTACACAAAGAAATTCCGCGATGAAAGTAAGACCGTCCATGCGTACTACCCAGACAAATATGTCACGCTGTTTGACAGCGGCGTAAGCCTTGGCAGCACATACTACGGCACAACCCCGGAGGAAGCCGACCTTATGGGAAAGTCTACGCCGCAGGCAAAGACTTCCATGGTTGGCACCGGTATTGCGGTAACACAAATTTTGCAGCCACATCCGGTGAATCTTGAAACGATTGCTTCCGAAATTGTTCTGCCGTCTTATGAGGGTATGGACACCGTGGGCGTTATGAAGGTGGCTTGACTATGGCAAAAGTCGTATTTCCGTTTCATGTGCTTTATGGCGGTCTTTTAAGGCCGCCCCTAAAGCCTTTTGATGTACCCGACATTGAAGTAAGCAAATTGGTCAAGCAAGGGGCAAAAGCCATTTCCTCGGCACCACAGGAAAAAGCAAAAGTATCCAGCAATTTAAACGCAAAACAGCCGGTAACACAGAAGAAGAGGTAATTTATGGCAGGACTTTCTCAACTTGAAAAACTGAAACTATGGCTTGACATCACGGATCCGGCGCAGGACGCAAAGCTCCAGATGCTTCTTGATACGGCAGAGTCAGCCATTAAAGAACGGCGAGGCTTGCCAGACGAACCCATGGAGCAGCGCTGGAACATGAAGCAGATTGAGATTGCCAGCTACTTGTACAACAAGCAGGGGGCAGAGGGAGAAACAGAGCATAACGAAAACGGCGTGGATCGCAAATATGAAAGTGCCTCCATTCCGGAAAGCGCGCTTTCCGATATTTCTCCAGTAGCTAGGGTGATGTCATGAGAAGTCTCAAAAAGGAAAAGCGTACAGTGTACGTTTCGCAGCCTTTGCCACAGCAAGAGATTAAGGATTCCGACGGAAACGATACTGGTGTTATGGAAAACGTGTGGGATGAACCAGTACAGCTATCCATCAATGTCAAGCCGATTACCGATGAACTTGAACGGCAGGCATTCGGTACCGATGTCAAAAGCATACTAAAGGCCGAGTTTACTCCGTTTGATGTTGGCGGCTATGAGTTTGTTGAAAACTCTATTGCTTGGATTGGTATTCAGCCAAACGGCACACTTTCTGACGGAGATCCTGCAAAGCCAATGAATTACAACTACACGGTTGAACAAGTGCTTGATACGGGCAACCAGATTACCGTGTATTTCAAAAAGGTTGCGGGAGCTGCAAAAGCATGAACGAAAAGATTTCCATAAACGTATTCAGCCGGTCGTCAATCCAAAATGCTAAAGGCCTTTTGATGAAAAAGGCAGATAAGGTTGACGGCGGCACAAGAGAAGCAGTCGAAAAGCTAACACAGATTGGCTACGAGTACATGATGACAATCGTACCTTTCGAAAGCGGCGATCTTGCAGGCAGTATTTCGTGGGAATACGATCAGTCAACGAACACCGGAAGAATCCTAGTCGGCTCCTCATATGCAATATTTGTTGAGTACGGTACCGGGATAGTGGGAGCAAACAATCCGCACCCGGAGCCTGCACCCGGATGGAAATACGACGTAAACGGACACGGAGAAAAGGGTTGGACATACTTTGATGAGAAGCAAAACCGTTACCGGTGGACAAGGGGAGAACCGGCCCACGCTTTTGTGTACCGTACTCGTGAATTTATGCGGCAATATGCCGGAGAAGCATTGAAGGTGAGTATGGGACATGCTTGATCTTACAAATGAGCTTTACAACAAAATAAAGTCTGCCGTTTTGAAGCTGTATCCGAACGCACTGGTTGAAAAGAAATACCAGGCAACGACAACAACTTTTCCATACGTTACCATTGCTGATCTTGATAACACGGAAACATCCCACAATCTTAGCTATGGGGAACGGCAGTCGCAAGCGTCATGGAAAATCGACATTTACGCAAATCACAGTACCGGTGAGATTGTTGTAAAGAAAATTCGTGATGCAATAGTGCCGATCATGGAAGATCAATATCATTTGAAGCGTATTACGGCAAAACCGGTTGACAATGTGCTTGATACAACGATTTACCGATATATGCTGATTTATCAGTGCAAAATCGACGAGTCTAGAAAAATCATTTATTCTTAAATTTTTGGAGGGATACATATGCCTGATACTCCTATTGCAATTTCGGATGTTGGTACCTATTTGTACGCGGAAGGTGCAACGGCTGGGAAATATGAAAAACTGGTTGACATTACGTCTGCCCCGGCAACAGGTTCCGCGCCCGGAAAAATTGATGCAACAACGCTGTCTGATACCCAAAAGAAATATATTTCAGACCGCCCGGATACACCTGATTATGAATTCGGGTACAACTACACTAAGGACAACTTTGCCAAAGTGGTTGCCGCAATCAGTCTGACCGTCGCAAAGAACTATTTGATTGTCTATCAGGACGGAAGCGGAGAAAAATTCTCCGGAACAGGAGCTACTTGGAAGGAAGGGGTAAGCGAAGGCAAAAAGGATGAAGCCAAAATTTCGTTTGCCGTTGCGTCCCATGAACATGTGGATGATACGTCTACGCTGATTTCTGCATCCTGATTTTTAATTATGGAGGAATAGAATAATATGGCAGCTTTTGATGTAAATGTAGAGAATAAGACCTATAAAATGTTCTTCGACCGTGGCAGCGTGCGCCAGTATGAGGAAATGGGCGGCCAGCTTACCGACATGAAAGAAAAAATGTTCAGCACTACAGACCGGCTTTTCTATGTGGGGCTTCGCAGATTCCACCCGAATATCAGTCCGGCGGAAGCGGCAGAAATTTCCGACAAGGCCATTGAAGAGTTTGGAATTGAGTCCGTGTATGAGGCTCTTATCAATCCCTTTATGGAGGTTTTTACGCAGGGCGGGAGCAATGCCTCGACCGGGAAGAAATTTCTCGTCAGCAAAAGTCCCAAGGCGTAAGCTCCGAAAATTTACCGTCCCCAACAGAGTATTTTGAGAAGAACCTGCTTCCCATTGCCTTAATCGTAGGCTGTCCCATCAATGAATTCTGGTACGGGGAGCCGAGACTGTTCTGGATTTATGTAAAGATCTACCGAGAACAAAAGCGGAATGAACTGCGCCAGATCAATACGGCGGCATGGATTCAAGGACGGTATGTGGCTGCCGCAATTAACGCTTGCTTTGCTAACAATGTGCAGTATCCTCAAAAGCCGTTGGACATTTTTGGAAAGCAGAAGGCAGACGAGCAAAAGGAACTTCCAGATAAACACTCTGCGGTTGAGGACAGCATCCGTGCACAGTCGGCCAGAATTGACGCAGTTTTAAATCAGCGCAAATGAGATTTTTTTGTAAGCCGTGGCCATAAGCGCTGCGGCTTTTATGATAGGGGAGGGAAAGGAAAATGGCAGACAATGACGATCTGATGATTGAAGTTACAGGATCGTCTGACAAGGCCGCCAATGCAATTGATCGTGTCATAAATAAAGTCACGAAGATGCAGGACGCGGTTGAAAAGATGGTTCCCTCACTCACAAAGTTTACCGAAAGAATGGACTCTCTTGCTTCCAGCTCCAAAGCGTTTGCCACACTGGACAGGCTGACAAAATCCACCGGGAACGTTGCAGCGGCGAGCAAAAAGGCCGAAGCAAATGAGGCCATGTATCAAGCGCGCTTAGCCCGTGCAGATGTGTCTATGGATAAGTCAAGGCTGCAAGCAGAAAAGCTCTCGAATGCCTTTAAAAAGGTATCAGAAGCGGAAGCTATCGCGGCTCATAATAATGCAGCATTTTCAATGCCAACAAAAGAGTTTGCACAAAAATATAACACGAGCACCGGCAACGAGGGAATTAATCTTACCCCGGAGGTTCCAACGGACACATATGAACCCACTCCGGCACCGGGGCACACAAAATTGGCTTCTGAAATGGGAACTCCCCATAAAGTATCCTTTAATTTCAGCACGGGCAATGTACAGTCTGAAATCGGAAGAATTCAAAGCTTCATTGACGGGCTGATTCCCCATGTATCCCATATGTCATCCAGCGCACAGGCACAGTTTAATGAGCTTGCAGAAAAAATTAAACTGGTAAGCCAGCAAATTGACAACCAGCGCGGACTTTATCACAATCTTGCGTCGGCGGCATCACAAGCAGCAAAAGAAAGCGGCGAAGGCAGCAACTCATATCTCCGTATTGAAAAGCGTATGCTGTCCGCTGACAGTGCTATGGATCGGCTTCTCAATAAGCAAGAAAAGCTGAAAGCAGAAATGTCAAGTGTTGCTTCCTCCACCGAAAAAGCCGGATGGGGTTTTTCCAGACTCGGCAGCAAAGGCGAAAAATCCGCCAGTAAAACTAAAAGCGCATGGTCTAGCACTATGCGCATGATGGAAAAGATGCTTGTCCGTATTGCAGCTTTCCGTATTTTCAGCGCATTGTCTCAGGGGATTGTTACGGGTATTCAAGACATGGCTCTTGCAAGCAATAGGGCAAACAGCGCTATGTCGGCTCTTTCGACGAATGCGCTTTATCTAAAAAACAGTGTTGGAGCGGCTCTCATGCCGGTTCTTCAGTCTTTAGTCCCTGTTTTGAATCAGATCACAGACGCCTTGACGAATGTATTTAACACGATTGCCGCGCTTAATGCGCGGATCTTTAACCATTCCAGCACCGTTACAATAGCAAAGCGCGCTAATGTAGATTATGCGGCTACCCTAAACAAGTCCGGCAGCAGTGCAAGCAATGCCAATAAAAAAATAAAAGAGTTGCAGCGTACCGTTATGGGCTTTGATGAATTGAACAAACTCTCTAAAGAGACCGAGAGTTCAACCCCAAAATCAAAATCAGGATCTGGCTCTGCCGGTATGCCATCTTACGGCAATATGTTCAAAACCGTGAAAGTTCCGGGATGGGTGAACAAGATCGGTCAAGTCACAGACAAAATTGTGAACTTTGTAAAGGACAACGTTAATACGTTGAACCGGCTCTTAAAAGCGTCTCCCTTGGTTATTGGTGCAATTCTTGTATTTTCCGGAGCAAACGTGCGGCTGGGGCTGGGACTGATGGCAGTCGGAGCCGTTTTAATGGCAAAACAGGCCAAAGAAGATTGGGACTATTTGCACGACAAGACAAAAACTAGCCTTGACAAGGTAAAAAGGCTTTTAGCAATTACGGGCGCCGTTGAGCTTGCGTTAGGCGCTGTGCTGGCCTTCTCCGGCGCTGCCGTGGGTCTTGGTATTGCTCTGATGATCGGCGGCATAACCACTACGGCTGCGACGCTGAATTGGGACAGCATCAGCCCTAAAGTTAAACAATCTTTGGGGGCAATTACCTTTACCAGTGCCGTGGCAATGTTGGCTCTCGGTGCAATTCTTACGGCAACAGGGCATCTTCCGTTGGGCATCGGGCTTCTGATTGCTGGCGCTACAACCATGTGGGCTTCGGCATCATTAAATTGGGGAAGCATGAGTTCACAGTTAAAACAACAAGTAGGGGCATGGACCGCTATTATTTCCGGCGCTCTCTTTGCCATCGGAGTAATACTTACCAGTACCGGACATATTCCACTTGGCGTAGGGATGATTATTGCAGGGTCAATTGGGATCGTATCTGCGGCCGCTCTTAATTGGAACACTGTTAAGGACAAGATAAAAGAGGTTCTAAGCAGTATTCTATCCATTGCGTCCACTGCCAGTGTGGCAGTTGGCATTTTGCTCTGCTTGACAGGTGCTGGAATCCCAATAGGTATAGGACTTATTTTGGCAGGAATGAAAGGAGTTAAAGCCGCAAACGACATTAGTAAAAACCCTATTACGCAATGGGCAAAAGACCTAATGAACGGCGTTATAGGCGTATTTGAAAGCGGAATTAATTGGATTATTTCAATGATTGACAAAGTTCAATTTACTGTTCCAGATTGGGTTTTGGGAATAGGTGGGAAAACTTACGGAATTAACATTTCACCTATTAGAATACCCAGACTTGCATCAGGTGCATTGATTACAAGTACAACGCAGGCCATCATTGGTGAAGGAAAAGACAATGAAGCCGTTTTGCCATTGAATAATGAAGTATACTCACAGATTGCTGAGGGGATTGTCAAAAACAGCGGATCCAGCAACGATAAAGTGGACACAGATCGTATCCTCGATCGCATGGACAAAATGGAGCATGCCATTGAAAATATACAGGTTTTCCTTTACACCGACGACAAAAAAATTGCGGAATCCGCAAACCGTGGAAACCGCATTC